CCGCACGGACGCGCTCATAGGCCCAGCCGGCGAGAAAGCCGAAGCTAACCAGGGCGAGGCCGGTCAACGCGTTATTGAGCATCTGAGCGCCCTCCCCTTAGCTCGCCGCGCGAACGACTTGCTTGCTCAGCGGCACGAGCCGCAGGCGCATTTGCAGGTCTTCGAAGCGGCCAACAAAGAAACTGTCCGGGCCAACGGTGTAGAGGCCGGGAGCGTAAGGAGCGGCGTTGTCGTCGAGGGTGACTTTGATGTTCTGCGGGTACTTCTGGCCCGGCAGAGTGACGTAGGCTTTCTGCTCGCGAATCTGATACGGCTTGCCAGTGCGCGCGGAGTTGCCCGACTTGATGGTGACTTCGTTGCTTTCGATCTCGACTTGAATATCCATCTCTCTTCCTCACTGATTGCCCGGCTGGGCGTTAGAAACCGAACACGTCGCCCAGACATGGGGTGCCGTGCTCGTTCGATTCAAGGAACCACTGCCGCTCGGGCTTGAACGGTTCAGCGGCGGTGCGTTTGTGTTCTGCCACGGCCTTGTCGATGGACTCGGTCAGCTCAGCGAGTCCGCCGCTCATGGAGAGCCGAAGACGGGCTTGTTGATCGGCGCGGAGACGCTGAGTAGCACTGAGCTGGACGCCCTGGAAGCTGACTGTTTGCATGTCAAGCCACCAAGCGCAGATGGGTGCGCGGGGCTTGCGCATGGCGATAGAAGCCCGGAAGCACCAAGTGGTCGCTGGTAACGATTTCCGTAGCACGACGGACCAAAACGGCGGTGTGGCGAGTCACGTCGTACGGCATACGAATGTTGAGGCCGACCTTGTTGAGGCGGGCCGCGTATTCGGCCATTTGGGTCTTACTGAAATCGAACTGAATGCCCGGACAGTGCATCCACTGCATGGCGATATTCGCGGTCGCATTGGCCGACTGAGAGCTTTTGCAAATGCCACGTTCTTTGAGCGTCTGCGCAATCGTCGTGTAGTCCATACCCATCACCTCAAGCTTCTGATCTATCGCCAAAAATTCCGCATGAATGTCGCGGAAACGGGACTCATCAAAGAGCCCCCACCACTCAAGGCGCTCGCGCTTCAGGTATTCGCTCTTCAGCTCTTGTTCCATGCGAACAACGCCGTGGGCGTCGCAATGCTCGGCAAGCGACTGCAAATAACGGAATTCTGGAGAGTCCTCGCCAAAATTCCGCTTGCACTTTGGAAACAAGAACTTACGAATAGCGAATGCCTTCTGGTACGCCTTTTCGTAGTGATCGCGGGCCTTCCAATCGACGGTTCGACCGTCTTCGTAGAGGTGGCCCACCTTGCGCTTCCAGAGCTGGGTAGAAAGCGCGCGGATGTAGGCGAGGTCGTTGCCCTTCCCTACCGTCCGATTTGTCGTGAGGTCGATGCGGCGGATTCGAGCGCCGTTACCGACCATGCTCGATTTGGTTCCGTCCTCGCCCTGGCGAAGTCCCCATTCAGTGCACTTTGTGAAGCGCGGAAGGCGTTGAAAGCCATACTCATCGGAATACGAAGTAACGATGTCGTTGAAGACCGCAACGCACTCATCCAGCGAGCGAAAACCGTCAAGGTTATCGAGGCGGTTCACCGCGCTAGGGTTGCCCTTCACGATGAGCTTGTTACCGTCAACTCGAATCTGAACAACCGTCGAATAACTGCCCTCATGCTTCCAGCCAGGACAGGTATCACGCAGTCGTTCGCCGGTTCGGCGGTCGTAATAGCAAATGCCGGTGTCCGACACCTTCGGCAACACGAACGGGTAAACCTGTTCGACCGTGAGGTAGTCGTAGAACATCCTGCTCTGCTGTTCCGCCATGGAGACCCCCGGAAAACTGTCAATACCGAAATATCGACCGAGAAGGTACGATTTTCCGCCCAAGGCTGTCAATCAGAATTCCGACCGACGATAGTCGAAATACCATAACTGTATGAATACACAGGAATAGGATCAGGTGGAGATTTCCAACCCAAGAGGCGATGCCATGACCATCGGCGAGAATTTAAAGCGCGCCAGGAAGGCCAAGGACGTATCTCAGGCTGCACTTGCGGAGCGCGTGGGTGCGGGGAAAAGCACCTACATAGGCTGGGAGCACGACACCAACCCGCCGCCAGCGGACAAGCTGGTACTACTGGCTCGCGAGCTCGACATGTCAGTAGATGCTCTGCTGTTCGGAGAGGCGGCAGGGGTAAGCGCCGACCTGAGAGACATATTCCGCAGATTTGACGATCTACCGGCGCCCGCAAAGGCTCAGGCAAAGCTTTTGCTGAGGGCGTTGCTGTTCAGTCTTGAAAGCGGGTTGCAACAAGCGGAAGAACACGCCGCCTGAAAGGATGAAAATCCCGGAAGTCCGGGATGAATTGGGGGTGTTACAGCACCCCCACCCTGTCGGGTGCCGTTCGAGCGCCCAAAACCAAGGAAGCGTATGAGCGCCTGGATGCTGCTAATTGGCCTGTCGGCCACAGACCCAAGCCCAGCAGGGGCTGCCACAGACTTCGCCACAGAGCGCGACTGCAAGGCCGTAGCAGTGGTGATCGAGCAGCAATCCAGCGCAGCTGGAAAGAAGCTCTACGCGAAGTGCTCAGAGACCATCCCGATCATCATCGGCCCAGGCGGATCAGTTACGGACAAGCCCAATCCGTAAGTCGCTGCCCTGGAGTGCCCCTCGCTGGGCTAGACGGCTGAACATTCCTCGGAGATCTGCCAGCACGGCATACGCGCTTACAGCGTGCTCTGTGCTGCGCCGCGATACGCGCCATTGGGGTAATCAGGCGCGAGTGGGGTTCGAAGCGCCGGACGGATCGGCGTCCGCGATCGCAGATTCGATTTTGGGTAACGCGTTACAGCTCAAGAATCGCGCGGCAGGCTACCTGCAACGCTTCAAGGCGCTCATCGAGCAACGCGCCTTCCTCATCCAGCTGAAGAACCCGGCTGCGCAGCGGCGCAGATCGCCGACGACGTTCGGGTAGTCCTGCAGGACATGAGAAACCGCTTGCAGCGGATCGCGTGAGGGGGCGTAGAGGGTGGCCAGTTCGACCAGTTGGGCGGGGATTTCGAGGGGTACGGGCGGTCGCATAATGGTCCCTATGTTAACCGCCGCCCGGTGCCGCTGGCATTGTCCGGACGTCGCTCAACATAAGGCCGGTTCATTATGCGAAGCCTAGGGTGTTCCTCTATACCCCTGAGTCTTGTCCTTTGAAGCTGCAATCAGCAGCAACGGCAGCCAGATCGGCAGCGTCAACGCACCAAGCACAATCACATCTGCATTCATCGCCAAGGCCTCACTGCGAAGGATTCGAACCGAGCAACGTGCGCGGCATGCGGGAGTTATCAGCGACCACCGTGACAGGAACCTGAGCGGGAATCTCAACATGCCGAGCTGGTGCTGCGGAAGTCACAGTTTCGCTCCGCTCAACAGTGACATTCCGAGCACCAGAGACCGCACTACCAGGAACTGTATCAGTGAGACCCATCCGGCCAGACCAGGGAGTGACCCGTTCGCCGTCAACGTCGCACGAGTAATTGAATCCATCCGAGTACGGCTGGCACTGGCTGAGCGGCACATAACGCACGCCAGTCAGGCTGGTCAAAATAGCCTGGTCAGCCCTGGCGAGCTTCTGCCGGTCCGGTCGATCGCCATAGCCAAGACGCGAGTTCCAGCCGGATGGGTCATCCGGATGCGGCTGCTGATCACCGCGACGAATGTAGCCAGCGACACGCCACGTCGAGCTAGCCGGCTTGCCCTGTACGACCACAGACTCAGGCGCTGGAACCTTCTCCGAAACAGACTGAACGACAGCCGCCACAGGGAAATCAGGCGGCGGCGGATTCACCAGGACAGGCGCTTCTACCTGAGCAACCTCCTCTGGCTTGTCCGAGCCTTCCTCGCTATCGCCAGTCGCCTTGCTCGCGAGCCAGATCATCACGCCAATGGATACGCAAAACAGCAACGGGGCTCCGAACATCTGAAAAAGGAAGCCGGGCGAACGCCACAGCGAGATGCGTTTATCCATGGCCTTTTCATCGCCTACATCGTTGGATTTCGACTGCGTGGCGCTCTTGTAGTACTGGTAAACATCCGGGTCATAGGTGCCGTACGTGACCCGCAAAAGGTAACGTTTCGGGATCTTGTCCGGCTCGCCAGTGGGGGCCTTTTTGTAGATGCGCACGCTGTACTTCTGGTCGGCGCCGAGCTCTTCCAGCTTGGTCATCCAGAACGTGTGGGCGATCAGGTCGCGCACCCATTTCGCAAGGTCCGCCGGGTTCTGCGTGCACAGGACAACCTGCATGGCGTTACCGTCTTCGTCCACGCGGTGACGGTGCTCTTTGAGCCAGTGCAGGTCTTCCTTCGGGGCCTTCTGGATACGCTGACCGCTGGGCCATCGGTTCCAGCATTCATCGATCACCGCGACGCATCCGTTCGGGATGAGGTTGGGCAAATCGGGATCGTCCAGGGCATCGAGCGGGAGCTGCGTGATACGACCGCCGAACACTTCAACCAGAAGATCAGACTCCAACGGAATATTCGTTACGACGTGACGGTCTTTCTTGAGTGCCGGAATGATGACGTTGGCTACAACGGAGTAGCTCTTCCCTGCCCCAGGATCGCCGGTATAAAGATTCAGTGCCATATATCACCCAATCAGCGGAATGCGACGAAGAACGAAACGGAGCACCAGGCGGAAATGATCATTGCCAGGCCTTCGTTCACCGCAAGAAAGTTCAGAACATAAGCAATGCCAGGATCAATGCCGCCAAAGAAACTGCCAGCGGAGGTAATGAAATCAGGCACCGGAATGTGATCAAGAAGATCAGCGAGGGCATCAAATACCGCGCTGAATATCTTTTTCGGCAACCACTGAACCAACTCAAAGAACCAGTCAACAAGCTGCTGAATCTTTGCTGCAAACCACGCCTTAATTGAATCCAACATAAGTCACCTCACGCCGTCATAAATAGACGAATAGCGGCCCATGCCCAGCAGGCAAGGAACAAGTAACGGAGTTTCGACAACAAGTCGGGAGCTAACTGGCAGAACGAAGATGAATCGATAGTTCCAACTAGCTCGGTGTGATAACTGACATTCGGGCAACTTCCGCTAGTAGCAAAGGAAAGCCCGCCCAGGGAGCTAGCGATGGGCGAGGCCATAGCGCGGTCATAGAACTTGCTAAAGGTCGTGCCGTAATCGTCCACATCCTCAAGCTCGGGCATCGTGGTTACACCGCCCTCCCCGTTGCTGCAGTTCTCAACACAGTCGCCCAGTCCGTCACCATCACCGTCCGGGTTGGTGTTCTTGTCGGCGCAGCTGGAGCCCTTACAGGTCGATGTGGAGCCGGTCACGTTGCCCTGAGCGTCAGTCGAAGTACTGGTGGTCGAGGTGGTCGAACCAGACTTGCAATCCTTCATGCCGGTGCACTGAGTACGGGTTGCCGTGTCGGTCTTGGTGGTCTTGGTAGAGCCGTCTGGATTAACGGTTTTCTCAACCTCAGTCGTGACCGTACTGGTATCAGACGTGGGCTTTTTCGCAACGCACTTAACGACGCCGTTCACAGTGCCGCAGGTCTGTCCTTCAGAGTCCGAGGTCTTGGTCGAGGTGCAGACTTGCTTGCCGCTAACGGTGGAGTACACGCAGGCTGAGTATCAGTTTTTGTCTCCGGATCGGGAGACGCCGAGCTAGAGGAACTATCGACGCCAGGCTCAGTCCCGCAAGCGGCTCCGGTAAACCAGGCAGTACCACGACATCCATAGGCACCGGTAGTTTTAGTCACGCACTTTTGGTCAGCAGTACTAGCCAGGCATCCGCCGAAACAGCCGCTTTGAACGGGCGCGCCGTAGCCATTGGAAAGAGCCATATAGGCATCCGGGGCAGTGCCGGTCTTACTGAACGCTATGGAAGTTCCAGCCTTTCCACCACAACCAGGGTCAGGCGGTGGAGGCTCGCAAAAACCAGTATTGGCGTTATATGTGTAATTGACATCACAACCAGAGCCGGAGCGCACCACAGTACCCTGAGGGTAGTCCGTAGAAGGGCTTCCTGGGTATTCCCATACGCACTGGAACTGCGTCGCAACCGCAGTTTTATCTGCGCGCTTAAACTTCATAGAGGTAGGGAAAGATTTGCAAGCCGACACAGGGTCGGCAAAGGTTCCAGGCGACCGGAAAAGACCCAAACATAAGCCGACTCGCATCGACAGATGCTAGAAGCACGATAAGGAAAAGTATGGCACGCATGTTCAAAGTCTCGAAAGTACAGTAATGGAGGAAATAGCGCCGAGCGCGAAGAAAAAGAAGTAATAGATTTCCAACATATAAATTCCTCCATCTTTCGAATAAAAAAAAGGGCTCCGAAGAGCCCTCTTTCTGCCCTTCCGACTGCTGATTAACGCAGCATGCCCAGGACGCGACGCGCACCCATGGAAACCACGTTCAGCGAGCCTTTCAGGGTCGCGGCAGCGATCACACCAGCAATTGCGCCGGTAACGACCAGGCCAGTAACGATGTCGGAAGGCTCACCGCCAGCGGCGTTGGCCAACGGAGCGACCGAGGCAGCGCCTACGGCCAGGTACGGGGCTGCGCCTTTGGCGCGGGACAGCAGTGCTTGCAGCTTTTGCATGGCAGAACCTCACTTGAGCTTTGAGAGAATGGCTTGGCAGCACATGCCCGCGAACCAGATCGGGATGTAGATACCGAAGCCGAGGCCGAACATCATCGACGCGTGAGCCGGGTCAATCTGGCTCAGGTCGAAGGGCTCAGGCACCGGGACCAAGGTCCAAGTGCCAGAACACAGTGGGGCGCCGTCCGTAGCGATCACGACGTCACCGTCAGCGCACTTCAGAACGCCGGAAGACATGTCAGCGGACCATCAGGCGTGAACGACGCGCAGAGGCCGCACGGACGCGCTCAT